AGCACGTTACTTTTTGTGCGAGCAAGCGTGTCATCAAAGTCAAAAACGCTAATGCCCTTTGGCTTTTTATTAGGATCACGCCCTTTTTCAAAAGCTTTGTCTATTATTATTGTTTTACTAGCAAATACACTAGAAGATATTACGTCGGACACTACCATGTTTTCAAGACCAACCTCTTTGATCATATCTATGTTAGCTTGCTTTAAGGCTTTATCAGCTAGTAAGGGTTGTTTTATAGCTGTCTCGGCGTACTCCCTGATCATTTCAGTGTAAGCGTTCTCTCCTGTTGTCCAATTGTAAAAATCTTTTAATGTTGTTACATCAATTGTTTTCAAATTGTTTTCAAACATTTTTGACACTAGCATTTTTAATCTTGCCGAATTTTCTATAGTTGTGCCTATTAGCCTATCCGTTAATAGTTGCCCGTTTTTACTTCCAATTACACTTATATATTGCGAAGTAATTTTTTTAATATTTGAAGGTGTTAATTTCCCGTCTATTAATGCTTCGATAACTTCAGCTCCAAATTGAGCCTTTGATATTAAGTGCTCGTTTTTTACACCAGCTTCAGAAATATTTATTCCGCCTGTTTTTTTATTTTTTGTTGTTACCTTAAGCCCCTTGTTAATACTTAATTCAATGTAATTTTCAGAAGAAAATCTTCTTATTCCGGCTCCGTCATTATTTAATAACATTTTACCAACGGCTATGGAAAATTGCTTTAACTCTGGGCTACCCGCTTCCATTTTACCTCCTATTTCTCCAATGGTGGCAAGTAAGGCGTCGAGCATTTTTTCTTTTACAGTTATATCTAATTTTGCTTCTTTTGCGTTAGGTAACTTTTTTATAGCCTCTTTCTTTTGCTGAATAGTTAAATCACTATCCATTTGCAAATCTCTTACGCTTTTTAAAAATTTCCTGCTTTTTAAGGATATACTTATTCCGTTACCAGCAAAATTGTTTTTTTGGGCAAAATTAATTGCGTCTGTCCAAAGCTCGCTTACTTCTTTTGAAAGATTTTTGGATCCTATTACATTTCTAGCTGTTTTAGTTTTAGGATCTAATATAAATCTATTTCTAAATTCCGGTGCTCCTAGTATAGTGCCACTAGCGGTACGCCTACCCGTATAACCTAAAAGAGAGGCTAATAAATTTCCTGCTAAATTAGTAGATTCCGTAGCCGTAAATGTTTCAGTTATTTTAGGTAAATAAGAAAGAATTTCTTTAATAGCCTGGTCATACTCCATTAATTGTTCAGGAGCTGCTCCTCTGATATTGTCAAATTGCTCTGAAAAATCAATACCTCTTTCTGCTAATTTTGCTTTTAAGTCAGAGTTAATTTTATTTTGGTTTTTTATTAAAACAAAATCTTTTTGCAAATCATTCTGCGCTTTGCTTTCTATATAAAGTATAGCTTCTCTACCCGCTTTAGTTTTTAATATTTCATTTATAGGCATCATATTGCCTTTAGAATCATAAAAAACTTCAATGCCTGTTCCGCCGTTATTTTTTACTATTTCTATTACTTTAGATGCCATTACACCGGGGTTTCCTCGGTCTATTTCTTTAGCGATTACAGCTACATAGTTTTCTATTAGATCAACACCTATTTCTTCCTGTCTTGATTCTATTTGTGCTTTCATGGATTCTTTAGACAACGCTTCCATTACAGAATCAAATCCAAATTCTCCTGCAAATGCTTCCGCTATAGATCTTCTACGGCCATCTATACGCTTGCTACCGTCTCCTATAAAGTACTTTCTCCACTCAGCTAACGTTATAGCCTTCTTTGTAAATACAGTTCCACCAGCGGACGTTTTCTTCTTAAGTACCTTACCTGTTTTTTTGTCTATAGCAGGTTCTTTAAAATCCGCAAATCTTTTGTTAACAGCGGACTGACTTAAATAGTCTTTAAGTAACGGATAAGCATTATCTATAAAAGCTTCGTATTCCGGGGTAGCGGTATAATTGTCCTTTAATCCACCCATTGTTTTTTCTAGCTTAGGGTATATTAAGTCAATGGCGTCTCTATAAAGCTTTTCTTTAGTAGTAGGGCTTTTTATAAAAGACTTCTTGCCTGTTCCAAATTTTTCCTCCAAAATTTTAGGGGATCTAACCCTCATAGTTTCGGTAGGCTCGCCCTCTATTTCAATAGTAGCTTGCTCGCTTTTAGATATAACTATTTCTGCTGTTTTACCACTTGGTAGCTCTATCTTACCCTCCTGCTTGGCCTCAAGGTTTTTCAATGGAGTAGACATCAAAAGACGTTCACCCACAGTATTAATAGCCTCTTTGACTTCCTCAGGTAATTTTAGTGCAACCTCAGCTTTAATTCTGTTTATTCTAACATTCTGCTCAGGAGAGGATAAATCAACATATCCGTCAGAAACGCCTCCGCCTCCAAGCCCTTCACCTTCTGCTAAGTTGTCGATCTGCCCAGGATTTTTATCTATAGAAAATGTATTGAATATATCGCGGTACTCAGGCTTTTGCATTACCCCTAGTATGCGGTTATTTAATTGACCAAAAACATAAGATGTCATGGTTGCTTCTCCACCTTCTTTAGCTAAGTCGACAAAAGATTGCACTCTATCTACTCTTACTCCAAACTCTTCAGCTTTTTTGCTTATTTCGGCGGGTGTAGCTTTTGGGTTTTCTTTTATATACTTTATTAAGTTTGCTCCTTTGTTGTAAGACACAACAGCACTTGGCACACTAGCGGTTCCTTTACCAGACGATAAAGCTACATCGGAAACAATGTCCTCTACAATTGCGTCAGGAATTTCTAATCCTTTTTTAACGATGTACGATCTTAGCTTTTTCCTAATTAATGGTTGCATTTCATAACCAACCATAACCCCTGCTTGCTCCGCGGTGCTCCCGCCCGCAATCATTTCCTCATATCCTCTTGTGGCTTTGCTAAATATATCTTTCTTTTCGGAAGGTTCTATTTTAGCGGAACCTAAAGCCCCTGTGGCTTCTTTCTCAGAAAAGATTTCTTCCCCGTAAACAGTTTTTAACTTTTTACCGTCAATTATAATATTTTTAAATTGTTCGAATTTATTTTTAATTGCAGTAGCCGATCCGCCTTCCGCAACTCTACCTAGATCCGCTAAAAATTCTAAAACCTCTGCTCCAGTAGTAAAATTCTTTTTTGTGTTATATGGTAACCCTATGTCTGTAGCAGTATTAAGTATACTTCTTTTTAGCCCTGGCAAAACACCATTTTCTAGCAACAACGCTTTGTTTGCGGGAGCAGCTAAGAATTCAACTACATTCATCACGTATTCCTCCGCAGGCTTGTTTTTAGCTCCAGGGTATGCTGTATCAATAGCTTCTTGAAAGCTTAACCCTTTTTGTCCATTAACAGTAAACTCAAGTCCTTTGAATGCCGTATCAACGGTTTTTTGTATTTTACCTTTAAACGCCTTAGCTACCTCTGGATTGTTCTTAAAGGCCATGTCCATAAATGCGTGTCCCACCTCCTGCGCAAAAACACCGGGCTTATACTGCAATAAGTCGACCTTAAACGTTTTTCTAGCAGGGTCGTATTGAGCTTTGTTGCCGGGCTCTAATCCTCCTGGTAAAAGTTCTTTTCCTTCAGTTATGACTAGCTTAATATCTCCTTTAAATACCCCACTTTTAAAGACATTGTCGAATGCATTCGTTATTCTTCTTTGAGCAGAAGCTACGTTTGCTTCGTATTTATTTATTATTTTTTCTGTTACAAGTTTATCGGATTCGGTCATTGAAGAACCATCTTCTAATTTTCCGTCCCGCAAAGCTTTTCTAGCTTTTTCGGCCTGCGTTCTTTGGCTGCCTATGTCTAGGTCGTTAAATTCTTTATCCGCTATTGCAATTTGTGCACCTAGTTCTTGTATTAAATTTATTTTTTGTTTTAGTTCTTTGCCCTTATATCTTCCTTCTTTAATTTCTTTGGCAATTTTTGTATAGGTGCTTCTGCGCTTAGACATGGAGTAAAAGTCTGTTGACTTTACATTTTGTACTCCTAATACACCAAAAACTATACCATCTACAATCATTTGAGAGGTAGCTTCGTCCATGTCCCCAAAGTATTCTTCCATACTGGTTTCAAAAGCTTTAACTCCACCTAAGTCTTCTACAAGTGCCTCTACTATTTTAGCTGTTTCTGCACCTGACACTCCCCCTGTTGCTCCCCCTATTATTTTTTGGCCTGCGATGCCTATAAATTTAGGTAAGAAAGCACCGCTAAGTTTGCCCCCCATGTAAAAACCTGCACCCCCGCCTGTTTTAGCTTCTCCTCTAGTAACTAATTCAAATTTAACCTCTTCTAAAGCAGCACCGTATACATAAGAAAGAAGCTTTCTTCTTAAATTTTGCCCGGCTGAAAGTTTTGCTAGGGGCTTAGCTAGATCAACTATATATTTAGCAACACCTACCGCTCCCACAACTTTATTTAAAAGAGCAAATTCAGCAAGCACAGGCACAAAGCCAGCTACCCCTTCGGTAACACGCATGCCCATACCCCTTTTAAAAGTTTCTTTTTGTTTGTCGGATAATTCAATTCCCGCGTTTAAAAGTAATTTTTCTGCTTGGTCTAGTTCTTTTCTTTTAGTTGTTCCTATCCGGCTTATAGCTTCTTCCCCAAAAGTAGCCTCTCCTACGGTTTCAATAAATCTTGTTATGTAATCCGATCCATCGATTTCTACGGAACCCGGATCAATGTTAAGCACGTATGCGTTTTTTAAAGCCTCCCCTTTTAAGGATAAGCTTATTCTTTCGCTTGCTAAATCGTTAAGATAACCAAATTGCTGGCTTATATACGGCATTACCTTACCATATCTATCTAAAGGAGGTTCTGTGTACAGGATCTCGTTTAACATAAGTTCACCCTCAGGTGTTTTCGTTTGACGAAAATTCATTAAATCCCCTATTCTAACTCCCCTGTAAATGCCCTGCTCATCTGCCTTGTAGCCGTAACTTTCTAATGCAATATATGAATTAGCTTTAAAATCAAATTTTTGATTAAGCTTGTTTTTTAAATTGTCTTTGTCTAGTATATGAGAAAAAAACTGCTGCTCCAAGCTTATTTCGTCTAGAGACTTGTACTGCTGTAGCAATTCGTTTGCTTGCTTTGTATAATCCTGTGCTCCTATGTCAAAGGCATCAGCCTCCTCCTTGCTTACCATTTCTCCCGACTCGGGATTGAACAGCATCGTATAATTATAAAAACCTGTTCTATACTGATTGTTAAGAGCTTCAAAAGCGGTTTCTAATTTAGGTTTTAATAATACTCTTTCTTTCTGAGCCTCCAAAGGATTTCCCCCTGTGCCTGTATTTATTATACGAGTTAACCTTAAATACTCTTGCCTAAGCCCCGCAAAGTTTTGCTCCAAAGGATTCATTTTTGCAGTAAACTCGCTAAAGCCTGTTTTTATTGTATCGTAATACAATCCTCCTTTTTTGTACTCTGTTGCCCTCTTATTATCTTCCTCGTAAAACTCTTCAACCTCTTTTACTCTAGCTTTCTCTAATCTGGCGGTTACCATTTTGTCAATACGTACATTGCTAGGCAACTCCAAGTTAGGATTATTTTTAGAGTAAACATCTACAATGTGCGCCCTAAGCTCTGGTTGCACATTGTTTTCCATAAGTTGCGATACGCTATGTCCGTCTATCCCTAATTGATATATTGTATTGCTATTTAAAATAGCATCCGTTGTAGCTTTAAATGCGCGAAGCTCCTCGCCTTCTTTTACAGCTCTTCTTCCAAATTTACCCCCATAAGAACCGATTTTTGGGGGATCTATCCAGCCCAAAGGGCCCTCTAATAGAATCACGCTCTTTTTTTCTAATTCAAATTTAGGTATTTCCTTTTCTTTTTCTTCTAATACAGGAGGCTCTTCAACTTCTGGTATGTTGCTTAGCAGTGAATCCAAAGAAGTATCTACCTGTGGTAATTCCGTATCTTGTTGTGCTGGAGTTTCCGACACCACATCCGCACTCCCTGCAGGGTCTTGTGTAAAATCCTCTTGAGATACCTCACTTGTTCCAGCAACACCACCGCTAGCCTCTAGTTGAGTAGCTCTTAACTGCTCTTCTGGGGTTTTTTCTGTCATGAAGTTATCATCAGCCTTCTTTGACATGCTGTCATCTCTAACCAGCTCTATGCTATACCCAGCTTTTTCCGCCGCTTTAAGGCCCGCGAGCATATCTGTTTCGTTATCAAAAATTACTGTTTTGTTGTTAATTAGATACTCGTACATAAATATATATTTTAATTGTAGTAATTATTATCTAGCTTTGTTTGCTGCAACTATTTTTTTAGCCATATCTCTCGCTTGGGTAGCCGAAACATATCCTGCATCTTGAATAAAATTAGTTAATGTTTCAAAGTTGTTTAAATCAAAAGTTTTTGAGTTTAAGTTTTTAGCAGGTTTAACCGGGGCATTTGTTATAGGATCCAAAATAGTTTTGTTAGGATTTCTGTATTTTTCTATGCTTTGAGGCGTTTCATTATCAGCAAACTTAGGTCTATCCCAATTTATCGTCATGACACCATTATTAAATACCGCGTTATTTATAGGTCTTCTTTTGCTATTTATAGTTAGCTTTTTTCCTGGTCCAACCGAAAGAAGTTTCATTACTGGTTCAATACCCACTGGGGCATCTCCCGCTGTGGTAACTAAAGATTCTAATCCCGAGTTAAAGTCAATGTAGCTTTCAAGTCTTTCGGTACTGGTGGCCCCTTGTTTTATAGCAGCAGGACCTCTACTCTCGCGGCGGTATTCCGTGGCTGTGCCTTCGTTTTCCAACTTTACTTCTACTGCTTTTATACCATATTTTTGCAATATGTTATCCCTAACCTGATTCCCAATCATTTTTTCTTGCTCGTCTTTAGAGAGAGCATCGAATTCGTCTGGATCTATTAATAAATCGTTTAAAGTCTGATTTCTTTGGGTAATAGAGGGGGCAGTGGTTATTGTAGCATTAATTTCCATTATCTCCGTGTTCAATAACTTATCAAGCTTACCTGCATTGACTTCCTGCCTAACAATTTTATATCCTTTATCATCCACTTCTTCTGTGGTAATAGGAACGCTGTCTGCTAGGGCCTGATTTAGCGCTAGGCCAGACACCCCTTCCTGTTCCACTAGTATTTTGTCTTTAAGCGTTGCATCTAGATATTGGGAAGTAGTCTGGTTTCGTTTCCCAAAAAGCGTCCCCGCAGCTTCTAATTCAGCTTCGCTAAATCTAGCTTGTCCTCCGTCAGGGGTATTTATAAGAAGATAATTTATACCATCGTCTTGCATTATGTCATACCCATAGCCTTCTGTAGCCATTAATCCTTTAAGAATAAGTTGAGCAGACTCGCCTTTATCTCCATTTATAGGAGTATAGTGCACAAGATCTTTTAACTGACTTGGTGTTAATTCTGATAGCTCAGAGGCTTCGGGCATTATAGAACCTACATTGCCCATAAAGCCATTTAAGTTCTCTTGTTCCTCTACATTCTTTTTAATTTTAGCCACCATTTCAGGGCTTTTGTTTCCCACAGCTTCAATTCTTAATCTTCCGCCCTCGTCTACGTTTTTTTTCATTTTGCCAGTAAAATTTTCACCAACATTTTTCATTAAACTCTGCTGCCGTTTGTATTGAGCGGTTCTATTTTTTGCATTTGTTTCTATGGCATTAATCATTGCATCTGAGTCTCTATCTCTTTTTAGTTGAGCGGCTTTGGCTTTTTCTTCTTTTCGCTTTTGTGCTGCTTGGTATTGGGCTTCCATACCCATAATACCTTTAGATATGTTTTGGGCACCTAATGCTATTGCTTGGCCAAGTATTTGTCCAGACTTGTCGTCGATTATTTTTGGATTTCTATAACTCATGTTTTATATTTTCTTAAATTCTACGTCTAGTTGAGAATAATCAACTCGATCAAATCCATCATTTCCTTTTGTAACTGCTCCTTTTGGTATTTCATCAGACATTACCCCGCTGTAAGTTCCCTCTCCAAAGCTTTTATCTATGTATTCAAAAGAATATATATTTAATCCAGAAGGTGATTTACCGGTTTTTAATATGTCAGTTTTTAATCTTCTGTCAGAAGGGTCTGGTTTGGGCTTTGGCGCTAAAGATCCGCCTTCTGCAAATGCTCCAGAGCTCATTAGCCCACCTACCGAAGATGTTATACCGCTTATCATGCCCGCAGTTGCTTGCGCTTTTGCTGCATTAGCATTCGCTGCATTTTGATTTGCTTGGTCAATACCTCCTTGCATCCTGTCTAATGTCATCATATCCCTTTGCTCTTGAGCATTAAACATAAATTGTTTACCTTGAGCTTGAGCATTCTGAACACGCCCTTCCTCACTAATTTCCATTTGCGTAAGTTGCATTTCTTTTGCTTGCAAATCCTGTGCTCCTTGGGCCTTCATTTTTTCATTAGCAGCTTCTTGCTGCTCTATGTTAGCAGCAACATCTTTTTTACTTGCTCTAGCGGCTTGAGCTAATGCTGTGGCGCCCCCTGCACTTGCGCCGGTTGCTTGTAGTGTATCTAAAGTGTTAGCTAGCGCTATATCTGTTTGTTCCATTTGGATTTCCGCAGCTCCCGTAGCAACACCTAGACTGGCAAAGGGGTTAGATAAATCGCCTCTCATATCGTCTATTAAACCAGATAAAGAGGTTACATCAGAAAAAGGGTTAGTTACGGCTTGCCTATTTGCTTCAAATTGGGCCATTTGCGCACTTATTCTTGCTTTTTCTGCGGCTGCAGCCTTCGCTGCTTTCTTAGCAGCTTTACCACCGATAATTCCACCGGCTACACTACCTAATACTCCGATTCCCGCGGCTACTATTATTCCTGACATAACTTTTCTTTTTTATTATATTCCTCAAGTGTCATTGAGAAAAAATTATTTTCTACTTGTTCCATGTTTTTTGTATTTGTGGGGTTGGCTATCACGTTTATCCAAACGCAATCCTCAACACATCTAACAAGCCTTTTTGTTCCTTTAATAGAATAAGACCAGCAAGGCGCAACGTGCTCTACAACCTCATTATCTGACTCCACTATTACTTTACCTGAAAGCAAAAACCAAAAATGATTTGTATGGTGTATTGCGCTGATAACCACAGTATCTGCTTTCATAGTAAGATGTCTCATATAAAGACCATCTGTAAAATTGTTTATTATAGGAAACTCTTCATTGTTAACTAAAGATTTTCCGTCACCGTATATTCCTTCTACTTTATTGTTTTCTATGAAAACATTTTGTAATACTTCCAGCTGTTCTATAAAGTTATTTGATAATTCTTTATTCATTTAATTTAATTATGATGATTGTACGAACCCTGTGCTTACTGCAAACAATTCTTTTCTTTGGCCGCCACTTTGGGTGTACATGGTTACAGTAGCAAAAAATCCTTTTACCCCGGAGGAGGATCTTCCAAATACAACTTCCCCTCTTTGTGACGTTGTGTTATTTGTAATATCCGCGTAATACTTGTCTTCTTTTAATTTAAAACTATTAATTAGTAACGAATTTTGCATTTGATCTAAGGTGGTAGCAAAAATTGCTTGCGATATAGGCAAAGCTCGGTCGGTATTAGTTATAAATTCAGACATACTCCAACCACTATCTCCCTCGTAGTTTATGGTTTGAAAGTTTTTAACCATTGAGGGACCCCCGTTAAAAACAAAGGTTACTCTCGCACTGTAAGTTACTCCATAAAATCGCACCATTGACGAGTTGTTTGGAGGTTTTTCATAATGCTTCCATAATTTACCTTCGTAAGCTGTAAAATAATTGTTGTTTAGACTAATAATTTTATTAGGTCTGTAACTAAAAAGGCTTACCCACCCTTTGGCTGTTTCATCAAAAGCTAATGTGTCATAGCTGCTTTCAGTGGCAAAAGAACTATCTGACTGGCGCATAGATAAAACGTATTGCTTGTTATGTGCATCCCAGCCACCTATTAAATTATCTTTAGCAGTAGAAAGCTTATCTCTAAAAAAGTCTGTCATACCATAGCTAGATATAACTGTAATGCCGTCCCTAGATAATCTACATACAACATTTTGGTTTCTGTCGGTAAAATACTTTCTGTATCCATTAACCGCAAATGATTCCGGATCTGTGCTTATGCCATATTCTCCTGCGTACGCTACATTTTGCCCGATAACTAGATTTCGACTAGTAACGCTAGCATTCCCTTCAGCTGAGTATATTGCATCTTTATCAATTAAAGATCTACTTACTTTGCTTTCTTGAAAAATAATTAAGTTAGTGTCTTCCGCATATAATTTTTGTATAGAGCCATTAGCTGGGTCAATTGTGCGGGTTATGTCTTCACCGACTGAAAATTGATTTGTTTGATTGACATTTGTTCTAGAGTTAAATATGCCGGAATGTATAAGTGAACTAAATCTATGTTTTTGCCTAGGATCTTCTTCTACTAGATAAGCCTTAACCCCAAGATCTACACTTGTATTATTATACCCACCTCGTATTCTGGACTCTTCTAATAACCAATCCGTATCCACATCTGCTGTAGCTATATACGCTTGAGGTATATTATCAAAATTAATAATTTTGCCAAGCACTACATTCTGTGGCAATGACGGACCAATAGGTATAGGGGGAGAATCGTTTACTGTAATCTTGGTTGTTGCTCCACTATTGTCTAAAGCCACCACATAACTGAACCATTTATATGTGGTTCCTGATATATCCCAAAAAACAGTGGTTTCCATCCCCACGTTAACCCTGTTAGCGGACCAAAGGGTATTGAGAGTCATTACTTTAGTAGAGGCATCGTATGTATCTATTTGAGCTGCAGTTCCTGGAAGAACGTCTGTAATTGATTTAATTTTTTTAAGCCAAAACGTATTAAAGTATTTTAATTCTATTATTGCTGCCATTTATGATTATGGGTTAAGTGGTTTAGCTACTCTCAAGGTTCCCTTATTTCTGTAGTTTTGTAAATGATTAAATTCTGCGCTCTCTTCTTCAAACACCCTTATTCCAGCTACTCCTGTGTTACTAAGCAAACTAGGTTCCTTTTTGCCTGTTTCAGGTGAAAAAGCTACATTAAATTGCAGGTCTTGATATATAGTAGTTTGCCCTGGAATATTATTTCCGTATTTGTCGGTATCTACTAAGTTATTATACGGAAGAATATTTGATAAAGCACCTCTGTCTAATTTAATGTTTACGTACTTATTTGTTTCCTCTGTGGGTATAAACAACACATTATTTGAGGGACCCGTGTAAAGCTCGGTTGCATAGTCACCGTATGGGCTTCTAGCGTATCTGTAAGTGTGGGTTGAAACTGTATCATTATTTATGTATCTCCAAGCAGTGTCACTATTAGTCCCAACAGTGCTAGTGTCATACTTAAACAGTTTTCCAGGCACACTTCCGTTTGCAGTGTAAAGATTTTTATTTTGCCATGCTGCGCATGTAGGAAAATTTAAGTCATCAGCTATCACATAAGATCTGCAGATACCCTCATTAGTGAGTTGAGCGTCTCCAGAATTATTGTTTGGGCTGCATTGTTGTTGCCCAGTAAGAACTATTGCGTACTCAATACCCGCAGCAGAACTAGCACCGGCCAGAGTAGAATCATATAAATCGTCAAAATCAAATGCCCTCATAGTCTGCACCCATACGTTCTGGAGATCTTCTGAATTGCTTACAGCCCTAAACACACCTTCATTAGGAGGTGTAGGTACCTCAATAGCACTATTGAAATAGGTAAAGGTAGTTTCTAACGCAGGTGCGTCATTATAGCGTCCAAAATTCGTGTTCGTTGTGCTTCCAACCTGATTCATTTCTGAACTTCTTCCTAATAAAGTCCAATTAGGATTTTCATTTACTTCTGTTGGCTGCCTATAGTAAAACCTTGCATTTGGCACAAGAAATACATTAGGTATTTGCGCAAATCTAGAAGGAGAGAAAGTATTAATTGTAAAATGTATCACGCCACTTCGGTGCGAACCAGTTCCTATCTTGTGATAAAAAACAGGGGTGTTAGCACTATTACTAAAATTCGTATCAAGCCCTTTAGCCTGGCTAAGTATTTGATTTTGAGCTCCAGACCCTATATCAGCAGCCATTGGGTTGCTGGTTCCTATATAATAAATACATCCCGTTGTATGGCTGCCTTTTCTTCCTGTAGGGCCATAAGGATTAGGTATACCCCATTTCCAATGCCCAAAAGAGCCATCCGGAAAAGCAGGAGGAGCTCCATTAACTGCAGCATTAATTTGCGCAGAAAAATTAGATGATATAATTTTAGCAGGTATTCCAGAGTTACTATTATCTACTACACAAATCCTTCCTTCTGTTATTTCGTCGTTTAGCGGGGTAGGGTTTAACGTTATAGTAAAATTCCTGAAGGTACTAAGAGGTTCATATCCTTCGAATAAACCAGCTGAATTAGAGTCTCCTTCGGCATCAACTACTATTAGTCTTACATTGTATGTAGCTAATCCGTTACCCTCAAACTCATTGTTTGGGGTGAGTTGTGTTAATTCCCCCGTAGTCTCATTCATGTCCCAGTTACTAGGAATCTCATTACCACCTCCACTTGGGTTTTTTATTATGTAATACCTAAGTCCTTCTTTTTCTCCAGCTGCTGTAGCACTACCGTTTTTAGGTTGTAAGCTAGTAATATCACCCGCAGGTATTAACACTGCTGTGGAGGGTGTAGCGTCGGTTACATTACCAGGCTGGTTTACCGTTGGTTGTACGTTTTTTAAAGCTCCAAAGCCTCCTTCCACACCATTAAGCTGCACTACAAAAGGATCTCCAGTTGTAGGCTCAAGAGTCACCTCAAAAGAATAAACATCTCTTGTGGGGCTAGCTGCTTCATATATAGGAGAAGAGCTTTTTGTATATATAATTTGGAATTTTCCTTCATTGATAGTACCTACAGCCCCTTTTACAATATCAAAATCAGTGTTAGGTTGATCAAGCCCGTTTCTTATGCCACTTAAAGAAGGTGTTAAATCCCCTACGTAAGGATCTCCTTCATTGTTTATAGCACTAAAATACGAAGGAGTAACAGCCTGATTTTGTGTAGTATCCTCCTTAAATTCCCAATTGAGGTTTTCAAAACCAACTACACCAACATTTGTTGAAGCCACATCCTGATTTAGATCAACTATTAGCCCCGATGTAGTAGTTTCCCAATAAATATCTAAAAGAGATTCTACCGCTTCTGTTTCATAAATAGCTAAATAAGGAAGCATATTGTATGGAAGGTCTCCTACAGCTGCAATATTTTCTTGCCCTATTGGTTTTTCTGTGGTAGATATTCTTGCTATTAATGGCTTCGTGTCTATTTGATAAAAAACTTTATTTCCATAATCGCCTCCCACGGTAGTACCTCCTGTCGAAGATAAATCGCTAAAAGCCATATCAAATTCATCCGCTGTAGCAATAGCTGTCGATGTATGCGAAATAGCATTTTGACCCATAGACTGGAGCCTTGGGTAATATTGCGTATTAGAAGGAATAGCCGGGCTTGATGGACTAATCATTGTATTAGATACAATACCGTAAAGAGTTACAGAGCTTCTAAATTGTTTTTGATCAGGGCCTACTTCGGCTAGGTCTCTAGGAATTTTATTTATATTGTCATTAAATAAAACAGTATGAGCGGTAAGATTCACCTCGTCTGTTGGAAAAGGACCATTATTCACCCCTGTAGAGCTCTGCCCAGGGTACCCGTTGAGTATTCCAGGCAAGTAAACGTTATAGTAATCTTGTTCGGTTTGCTTTACAACTATTTTATAACTGTACCAACCTAAGTCATTTATAGTATAAGCAAATTTTAAGTCCGGGGTATTAGAAGGTAAATTTAAAGATCTTAGATAAGTATCACTTACTCTACCGTCCGTAGTAACAATATATTTATTAGAGACAGGATTTGTTATAGCTGTAACTTTAACAAAGTCTTGACGGGCACCTCTTAAATAATCTCCCACAACGGGTATATTAATGTTGTTGCCGTAGGTGGCACTGTTTAAGAAAAACTCCCAAGTACTGTCTGTTATAGGTGAAACGCCTGAAGACACAAACCCTACTGTTATAGCAAACCCTTCTCCTGTGGAAGCATTTTGCTGCTTTAAAGCATAAAGACCAGGTGTTCCTGCTGCGCTATTTATTTCTGATTCAATGGGTGAATTTACTAATACCTGTATTGCATCTCCAAACCAGGTGTCTACATCTGTGTCTGTTTTTAGCAAATCATAAGGGCTATATATTGTGGACCCAGAATAAAATGTACCGCTGTTTTCACTACCTGCTCCTACTGATGAAAGCAAAACCGGGGATTGTCTTCCGAACTTGTCTGCTAAAACAAACCCTACTTGATAATTTCTATTTCTTTTTACAGAATGATTAGGGTACTCTATCCAATTATTATACGCTCCAGTTGTAGACTTTTTAGTTATTCTGCAATTATAATTTATATTTGCAGGAGGTGTGTGTTGATCTCTAAAATTACCATATATAATTCTATTACCCGCTGATTCTTGAGAAAATGCCCTAACAGGCACCTTATCGTAAACCCTTACTGTTTGGGCTTCAGGCAAAGTTCTGTATGGTTTTCTTGATTGGTATTCGTATGTGTAATAACTATCTATACCACTTGCCCCCGCAATTTCATTTGCTGAAATTTTTTCAAGTACTTTTACGGCAAGACCATTGCTTTCTCTAAATAATATTTCTATACCACTAATTTTATAATCAGCTATCATTTTATTTGCAGACGTAGGCAAAGGTATGACCAAACCTATATTTTGGACCGTGTTTTCCATAAATCCAACTATAGTAGATTGATAAGCCGCATCCTCGTCTCCGTTAATAAAATACCCTTTTTGTTTTGGTATATACGCTATCTGCGTAAAAGGTGCCATTAAGGAATACTCGTTATCGTCAAATTTAAGCCTATAACTAAATCTAACAAATCTATCCTCTAAATAATCTGGATCACCAGGCCACTGTGGATCGTCGTTTTCATTAGTCATTGTGGACTTTATTAGAGTAACAAAATCACCTGTTAATGGCGCCGCTTGCATTGCCGGCGAAACAGTTACAGTCACAATATTAGGTGGGGTGAAAGAATCAGTAATATTAACAACCTCAACAAAGTCAACGCCTTGTGTAGGGGGATTTGTTTCTGTGCAAACAACCACGGCCCCTATAAATTCAATAAGTTCTGCTCTGCTTGTGCCTTCTAAAGTAAAAGTAGTAGTTGTAGCACCTGCTCTTGCCTTTAAATCAACTCTATTATAAAGACTTATGGGTTGATATGGATTGTACTTTGCAACAGATATTTGGTGTTCTTCAGTATAATAATCTCCAACGGTGGTTGATAATCCACCGGGTTCGAAAGCTCTTGCTACATCAATATTTATTTTTCTAGGCTGATTTCTATTGTCTGTCCAAAATAATAAATTTTCAATTAAGTTTATACCTACTATTCTATTTGTAGTGGAAAAATTTAAAAATTCACCTTGCACTAATCTAGTGTATGCTCCTGTTGTATTATTATATGAATAAATATAATGCTTTGAAGTAGAAGGTGCATTAGTAGGGTTAAGAGGGTTTGGGTCTGTGTAGTCTGTTAAAAACACAAAAATTTGATTTAAAGAATTACTTTCTTTAATTCCTATAATAGTTAATCCAGCTGCAATATCAGTACCAGCAACTAAATTGTTTCCAATTACATTTTCTAAAGCACCGACATCGCTATCTTCAGATCTACCAACTGATATATTCCGAGCATCCCTATATTCGCCGTTAGGCAATATTCTATCATCAAGATCTTTATTCATCTTGGATTTTAGAAATGTGTTTTTGATTTCTTGTGCCATTAAATTATGATTTTATCCATTTAGACTTGCCTCTCATTACTTGTACTATTTCTGATAGTTTAATGTTAGACAATCTTATTTTAGCATTTCTTAACTTAGCCGCTCTATCGCGTTTTAAACGCTGTATAACGTACTCTGGTTGATTAATTCTTCCAGCTAATATAGAATATAGTATGTGTGCATATAATGCATCCTCGGCCATCTTAGGTATCCTAGAATCCAAGTCGTATGCTAATCCGTCTGATATATATTCAAGTACTATTAATCTGTCTTTTAAATTTGATGAAAAAGCTATTGTACCATCTCTTTCATTCATATTGAACCAGCCATTTCTTTGAGCATATTGCGGCTCATTGCCATACCTTTGTCCGTAAAAAGGATTTCCGGTTAAATAATTAGCATAAGACAAGTAATCTTGCATGGTAATATTACCGTTTAAAAGGCTATCATTTGCTGTCGCCCACCTAGCGTTTGTTATAGAAGTCCCCTCTATATTGTCACCTATCTCATCCTGGGTTGGTTGACCTGTGCCATCTTGCACTGGGATTTCGTAGGGGCTTATTGTTAAATTATTTGCAGGATATATAGGGTGTTTCACGCCTAATGCATCTATATAAGATATAGCTGTGTAATTAACGTAGTCCTGTGGTATTATAACGCTAAGGCTAGGAGATATTGTAAGTTCTTGAGACTTGACGCTTTTCAATGTGTCGTAACTAAATTCCTGCAACCCTCTTTTAGCGTGAAATATAACATCGGTTCTTTTAACATCCCCTATTAATTTATGCTCTCCTACGTAGGTTGCAATAAAGCCATTGATAACATCATTTAAAGATGTATAAGCGTAGCTTCCGTAATTTTCCTGTACCGTATCTCCAAGAGCGTCTTCATTTCCAAAGTTTCCGCCATTTAAAGATTTTAGCTGAACGGCTATATGCTGATTCCATCCAACAAACGGCGGAATAAAAGTTATAGTATTATCTATTACGGAGTATCTTCCCGTGTACTCTGTGTAACTACCGGCTAATCCCGTAGCACTGGAATACAATTTAAAATTGTTTAAACTATACTCAGGCAAAGCTGGATTATCATTACCGAATATTAAATCCGTATTAAATGTAGTTGTTATCGAGCCAACTACCGCGGGATCATCTACAAAAAAGCGCTGTGCTCCAGCGTAGTATTGTTCATTAGTTTCGGTTATTAAACCGCCATTAGGTATAGGCATATCTTACATTATTGAGCGTTGATTTTCTTGTTGCACTTGTTGTGCGGCTATATTTACTATGGAAGGATCTCGTATTACAACTCCAGAATAAAGCAATATTTTAAGTATAATATTAGCTTGTTCCGTTTTTGATAGCTCAAAATTAACTGAGTTAGTTGGATTGTATTGGTAATAGTTTTGACCCGATGGTATTGTAAAGTTCCAGGTTACGTCCACGGGTTTTCTTAAGTAACTAATACTTATATCCGATGTAATGGTTTGCGGGTATAAGTATAATTTATGATTCTCATATAAATATATGGGATATGTTTCCGTGGGGGCTAACAAAGGATTGTTGTTTAAGTATAGAAGCTCGTTTCGCTGAGATAGCTGCGCTTCGTTAGAATCTTTATATATTACTGTGCCTAACTTGTAAAAGTCCTCTGGAGCAGCTGTAACTATTATTGCGTCATTTAAAGCAGGTATAGAATCAAATACAACGTTATCTCCACTTATGGTAAATGCCGTTGTTGATACTCCATTTATTGTAGCTGTAATCACGCTGGTTTGTAATTGGGAAGGAGATATTGTTGTAAAAGGAAATGATATAGAAATTCCGTCTCCCGTAATTGATTCAGTAGGCGCGGGCGTAGCTCCTGAAATTGTTGGTAAAGTAAAATACCCGCCTCCTGGCACATAAGTCGACGTGCCGTATGTTTTAAATACAGCTATACTGTTGTCTACATTTTTAATGCGATCTCCGTATTCTGTATCATTGTCGGGCCTACGCAATTGCATATTAAGAGTATCAAAATAGCTCTCGAAGATTTCCAACTGTACCTGCGTAGCAACCTTGTTGAATTCATCCGGAGTTAAATTACCTCTCTGCTCTTTATTCAGAATAAGTAATACCGTTTTATAAACTATATCTACATTTACTGCCATTTTATTTCTTTTTATTATAAATATTAACCGGCTCCAGTGATGAAGCCGGCTAAAATTAATTCACCATCTATAATATAATTACATAGTTTTTTTAAAAACTACTAATTAATCTTTTTTTCTATAGATCTAAATACTTCGCCACCTTCGTCGGTTTTGAAATAAGCTGCCATTGCTGAGTATGGATTTTCATCAAACGGCACATTCATTAGCTTCCTCCCATTAGAAGTCCAGGAAAATGTTCTTTGATCTTGAGACAACGTAATGACGCCTGCTTCGGTAGCTTTAATGGCTGTATTTCTAAGGCCTACATTCTCGTCTTGCGCTAATTCTAAGAACAAATACGGGTTGCTTCTTGCAAATAATCTTAAATCTCTTTTAATTTCTTTAGAAGATAATTTATTCACTGAGGTACCCATTTCAACTCTTAATATAGCTTCCGCATCATCAATATCCATTTCTCTAGCAAATACAGCTGCGTCTGTTTGGATATCTAGTAGTTCTAGATCGTCATAAGCTTCCTCTACTGCATCAAATTCTTGGTATATTCTTCCTTTCAAAGGGTGATACAAAGAAAGTAGCTTTTGCAAATTTTGTTTTTCTTTTGGTACTTTTAAATCGCCGTCCCTAAACATTATATGCCCTAAGGTTGCCTCGCCATCTTGATTTTCCTTAAATGGGGAATCATGGTTAGTTGCGTATCTAAGTTCTTTTTGTTTTCCATTTTCTGGATCAAAATATAACAAAGAATGCTTTCTAGTGTGCCTTCCTGGTATTGTTAATGTTAGCGGAGATTTGTTTCCTATTAAGTAGTATATTCTATCCTTAATTTCCCATTGAGGTTTAGATGCTACTTTTGTTTCTTTTATAGTAGGTATTGTAATTTCTTCTACAATTTTTTCTACTTGTGTAGCTTTTTTAGCTACTGGTTTTTTATTTGCCATAATATAATATAATTTAATAGTTAAAAAGTAAAGTAAGAGTGCCCGAAGGCACCCTTATCCCTACATTATTTGAATCCTTAGATTCCTTTGAATAGTACAAAGTTATTAGCAGCTTGCGTTACTAAACATCTCTCAGATAGGAAGTTTACTTCCATTGCATCAAGAGTTGAAGTTTGAGCACCACCAACAGATCCTGTTAACCAAGATTTCATTCTACGGTCATCAGTTTGAGAAGCTCTGTATCGTACGTGCAAGAATGGACGTCTGATATTTGTTCCTAAAATTTGATCGTAAACAGTTGATGTCCCAGCTGGTACTAACACACCTTCGATTGAATTAACTCCAGTAATTCCTCCACGAGTGGATGCGTCATTTAAGTATTTCCAATCTGTTTTATAGAAATCGTAAGATCCTCTACGGAATCCACTAAATCCTAAGTTAAGTGCCATGTCCTCTGAATTTTCAAACAAACCGTAAGCAACTCCTCCAGTTTGTCCACTAGAGATTGCAGCTAGCATATCATCAAAATCTAAAGAAGTTTGACGTTGTAAAAACAGCATGTTTTCTTCGATAGCTCCTTGAGTATCTAGGTTTTTAAGAATTGCATCAAATTCAGTTAGTCCGTTAGCGGCCGTGAATCCAGTTTGTACATTACCTCTATCTTGGATAGCTGCAAACAAACCTTGTGTTCCTGGCTGCTGTAGGTCCTGGTAAGCACCTGCTCCTGCATTTGTATTTAATTCTCCTTCTACCATAGCCATTTCTAAGTAGTCTTGGAAACGTAAGCGAGTTTCAGATGCAGCCTTCAGGTACCATAGGTATCCGTCAGTTCCATCTTCAGTTGCTACATTTACCCAACCAATCTGTGCGGTATCTGATCCAGATACAACATACTGATCTCTAATTATGATTGGAGAGTTTGAAAATTGCGTTAATACTGGCTCAACAGATACTCTAGCAGCTGAATTTCCAGCTCCAGCACCAATAGTGGTACCTTTAGAGTAATCAGATCCATATACAAAAACCTTAATGCTACCAGATGTAAATACAGATCCAGCAGTGTTTAATACGTTTCCGTTATAAAACTGAAGAGTAACACTTCCAACACCAGCAACTCCTGGGGTAGTAGCAGTTACAACAGCTTTAGCTTCTGTTCCTGTTACTGTGTCCAAAAGAACAACTGTATCGTTGATAGACATTACGTTTTGGGCAGTAGCGCCTCCTCCTATAACTAAGACAGTAGGTGCTCCTCCAGCGTAAGTACAATCATCATAAGCAATATGCAAACGATTTTGTTCAGACCAAATTACTTGATCAGATGTCATTGGCATTTCAGCGCCAACCATGTTTAGAAATCCAGCTAACGTTCTGTTTCCATAACGCTCTACTTCTGCTTCATAAATTTCTGGTAAATATTGCTGTGCAAAATCAGCAAAATTAGCAGGCACTGCTCCAGCTCCCCCATTGGCGGTCCATTGTAGGTAGTTGGTATTAAGTATCTGCTGTGATTGTGAAGGGACTATATCCCCAAATTGTGGTAATAAACTCATTGTTATTAATTTTTAAACTTTTTAATTTTTAGTTTTGTCGAGTCCGCTCCAGAAACTGATTTCACTTTGTATGCACCAAACCTTGCTCCGTCTATCGGCGCAGCTTTTCTAGCTGAGCTGGATGTATTATTAGATTTGTTTACAACATCTCTAATAGCATCGGCTTTGCCTTGTTCGTAAAAGTGATTTGCCATTTTATCGGCATTTGCACCCGCATACAATGCTTTGTGATACCCTGCGGTATCTTCAATCATACCATCTTTTCCAAGGAACTTCCCTATAAAATTACCGATGTCCGATTGCGTTTCTGCTACCTGCGATGGGTTTTGTACGCCATATCTAAATTTTTTTTCACCTAATGTAAAATCGAAACCTTCAAATTCGTTATTAAGTAATTGATTAGTGTTGGCCTTAAACTTTTCGTGATTAGCGTTGTTTCTTTCCTGGTCCTCTTTATGTCGATTAAAAAATTCCGATGCTTTTTTTTGATCCTCGGTAAGTGCCGGCGACTTCAACCTGATGTCGTCATAATACTTATCCTTGGTCTCACTTAAAAACGTTCGGGCTTTTGCAACCTCTTCTTTATATGCGAGTTTTTTTCTGCGGATATCTCGCTCCTCGTCTATTTCTTCATCAAACGCAAAATTGTCATCGATCATAAAATCAATTTCGTCTGCGCTTAAATGGGATTTAGTACTCTTGTAATATTCTTTTACCAATACATCACGATCAACTTCATCGTAATTAGTATTTAGCCTTATGTAGTCTTGCATATTGCCCCCTGTTTCTTTCATGAAATCTATCAACTTATTGATATTTTCAGGCAATTCGGGTTTAGATAAAACAGGAACTACTTCCTCTTTTGGTTTGCTTTCTTCAATGATCTCCCTAATAACCGGCTCAGGTATTTCCTTAACTATGTCTTCGGCATCCTCCGTTGACTTTACCTCGGTAACTGCGGTTGGCTCTAGATCCTTAGCGGGCTTATCTCCTTCATTGGGTATTATCACCCGGGTTACATTGCTTGGAATGTCTATTAAGGGTTCTCTGTTTTTAGCCGCTAATTGTTCTTCAGTTAGCTTTGGCTTAGACTTGATCTTAAAAGATCCTTCTGTTTTTTCACTCATGATATGATATTATATAATTATTAAATACTTGTTTATTGAGGCATGAACTGTGACATATCCATACCACTCATAGAGCCTTGCTCCATATTCTCGAAGTCTTTAGGCATTCCTTTGCTTTGCCTCTGTTCTATCATTTGGCTTTGCTGGGTTCCTTCTTTTTCTATTCTTTTGGCTTTAGCCGCATCGGCATTATCCTCCTTAGCTTTTATTTGCCGAGCTTTTATCTGCTCTAATTGCAAGTTATACTGAAATTCAGTAGCCATTAATTCTTTTTTAATTTGAGCTTCAGCTTGCATTCTTTGCATTTCAAAGTTTGATTTTGCTTGCTCTATCGAAACTTTTTCAGCGGTTAGTGCTTGTTGTTTTTGCACTTCGGCCATTGCTGCTTTTTCAGATGCCTGGGCATTTGCCTGTGCCTGTGCCTGGATATTTTGCTGAACTAAAGCTTGCTCTCTTTGTTGTCTTTTTTTCCTTTTTACCTTTAGCATTTCATTAGCCAGCTTAAGGTTTTTAATTTGGTTAATATCTATTGAATCCTCAATATCAATTTCTTTTGTCTGCAAGCATATTTGTATGTTTTTCTGCAGCTCTGCTCTTTCTTCTTCATCAGGTTCCATTTCTAAGAATATACCGAAATCATGTAAATTAAGATTTTCAATTTCTTTTAAAGTCTCAACGTTAAAAGTTGACACACTGTTCATTAACGAATTTTTTGTTAATGGAAAGTTTAAAACGTCATTTATTTTTAAAGAAATATTCTCGCAGGTGCTTAAAGTTAATTGTATGCTAGCATCTTGTATATGTTTTGTAGCAACATTAGATGCATTGGCAGCCATTTTTTGAAGTCCAACTAAAGAATCCGGGCTCGGCATGCTTCCATCACGGGCTTCGTTTAATCCAGTTACGTCCCTAATCATTTGCATATTATAATTATATGCAGTAATCAAAGCTTGTATTTTACCTATTCCAGAGGAGCTTGATAATTCTTGTATAGGAACCTTACCTCTGTTCATATCCCCTTCTTGGGTCATAGATCTACCAACAACGGAACCAGTTTGGAAATACATATTCAATGCTTCCTGAGGGTTGTAATTTGTACCATTACCTAAATCAACCTCGGCTAAACCGTCTACATCCAGAAAGACCCCGTCCGGAACCATCCTAGCTAATACTTGTTGTATTTTTAAGTGGGTTAGCTGTATAACATCTGCAAAACCAATACACTTACTTATAAGTGATTGTATTACCCCTTTATACATTCGCGGGGCGCTCATTGAGTAACTCATTTCAACTCTGGTAGTATCGGCTAAAGGACGAGTCATATTTTCCGACATATTCCATTTAAGCATTATATCAGTACCTATAATTTTAGCTCCTTCATACAACACTTCAATAGATCTAGCTACTCTTTCAAAATTGTCATTTGGAGGTGGATTAAACATATCGGTTTTTTCAATAGCCTTTTCTAAACCAGTGTCTGTTCTTTTTATTTTAAACACCTGATCCGTATAGGTTTTGTATTCAAAATATAATACCTGAACAGTGTTATTGTCATAATTTTCAAATCCCTGAATCATCCTTCTGTTTCCTGGAGACTTTTGAATTTTTTCTAGCTCCTCGTTGGATATATAAGGAAACTCTTTTTTAAGTTCAGGTATTGATATAGACTTTACCTCACCTACATAGTATATGTCATCAAAATTAGGGTCCTCCGTGTACGACCATACACAATAAGCAGGGTCTACATAATCTACTACAATACCTTCAGCAGGGTTAAACGATGTTTTTGTTACCCCAATTCCTATGTTAACCAAATCTTGATTAACCCTAGCTCTCACTAAGTCGTATTCATTTGTAGCTAATACCGTATTGATTGCCTCCTCTTCCGCAATTTCTATAGCGGGCTTATATCTAAGTTGCATGTGGAGATCTCTTTCCTCCAGCGTTTCAGGAAGAGCGTTGTCAGGTATACCGGACCTACTCAAATCCATAGGTATAATCTCACTGGCTTTAGCTCGCGATTCTACCGTTAGCATATCAAATAGAATATTTTCAGCGTATCTAGTTCTTTTCTTTAAAGACTGAGGGTCTTGAGAATATGCAGATAGGTCGTATTGCTTTTGTGTAATACCATTCGCTACAATATTAGAAAACTTTGAAAGTATTGGAACTGGCTTCCAGTCTAAATTAAGATAAGACAAATCACCATTAATAGCCAACTCGTCTTTGTACTTTTGCACGCTTTGCTCTCCCCTAGCATATAGCCTAAGGTTATGAAAGCTATTCCAGTTAACAGAATATCTATTTGACCCAGCCCCTCCATAATTAAACCACTCCTGCTCGATAGCCCTTGACACCTGCAATCCGTATTCTAGCGTAGCTTTCTCAGCATCGCTAACTACCTGATCAGGAAATGGGCTATTAGTGTTTGTACTTACATTCATTTATTATATTATTTTTGAAGTAGCTCCCTCGTTATTGTATTTTTTAAATCCTAAAGTGTACACTTTTTTTTGCGTTGCCGCTCGGGGTGTATACCTGTGCTTATTGCAAGCCATTAAGGCTAGCCCTGAGCTTATAGATGCATCATGCTTTGTTCTATTGTTTATATCAAACTTAGCCCAATCTTGTAATGTTCTTTGTAAATAAACATCTCCATACCCGTCTACTTTTTCGCCAACAAAATCCTCTATGTATGTTTCAATAGCGGATGCATGAGCTTGTTTTATATCCTCGCTTGAATTAGGTATTCCACCTACTTCTCTTTCTGCTATTGATAACTTATTGTAGGTTCTATCGGGTCTATTAATACTAAAACCCCTGTATCCCCTTCTTTTTATATAATAAAGTAATCTTGGTTTATTGTTCTCCGCAAGTATAGGCATGCCGTAAAACACCATAGCCATTAATACATCTTCAAAAAACATTTCAGCTGTTGCTGGTCTTGCGATATACTCTAAAAAGAAATGATTAGGAGGTACGTCCTCCATTGAAAATTTAGTTAATCCATGTAAAGCTCCGTTAGAGCCGCCGCCGCCAACGACACCACTAATATCGTAACTGTCACAACCAAAGGCACCCATGTGCTCATTTCCTGGATATTTAATACCATTTTTTATCGTTATATTGTTTTGTTGCTCTTGATTAGGTACCCAAGTAATATAAAATCTACCGTCTTTATTAGGGTAAAATATTACCTCAGTATCTTTAATGCCATTTTTCCATTGAAAGTTACCTTGTGTAACCATTGTATTATTCCTTAACTCTTCGTTGTAATCTATCTGCTGATATATTTTTGTTAAGTTAAATATGGATTGTTTTGATTCATCTCTGAATGCGTGTTGCTCTGTTCTTGGAAATTGACGATAATATTCGTTCAGTGCATCTGGATCATCTTTTAATCCCTCTACTTCGTTTTCCCAATGATTAATAACCCCCTCTTCAATAGAAGTTCCATGAGGGCCTTCCGTTTCTTTTTTAGGTGTTTCAAATACCGGCCAACCATATTCGTCAATAAACCCTTCGTAATTCCATTCCATTGGAATAAACAGTTTATACAAGCCACTTCTTGTTTGGCCATTTTTGTTCCTATTTTTTACGTCAGAACTATCGTATAGTTTTTTGAAGTTTTTACCCCCTTTATCTAATGCGTTTGATGTTGATCCCATCATGCACTTTCCAATAACCCGGCTACCTAATCTTAAGCAGGTCTTTGTAACCCGCCAATTGTTAAGTATATTTGTGGGTCTCTCCCATTTACCGCTTTCGTCATGTACTAGTAACTTTAGTTTTTCCCCATCGTACGAGTTGTCGCCTGTATTTTTCCAGTCGACCGTGGTGTCAAGCCCTGCGATTTCTTCTGGTACCGCGTTGGCGTCAAGTTTCCTTCTTGTGAATTTTGAGGCGGGAACCCTGTATGCGAGTTCTGTTTTTGGACGGTCCATCCCATCCTGGATTGGTTTAAAGAAGAATGGATAGTTAACCGATATTGGTACAACTTTGTCTGTAAACATCTTCTTTGCATCGGGTCCAGATTTGGACAGTATACCAAATCGAGCATCCGAAGATATTGTTGCTTGGTTAACGGTTTCGCCGGAAGCCATGAAAGAAAATCCTGATCTCCTGTTTTTAAGGTAGCACATGCCGTAGCTTCTGTTGTCTGCTTTGCAAGCTTCCCAGAATAGATAGAATAGTCTGTTTGATTCCCGAAAGTCTGGTTGCCCAACGTCAATCTTGGACCACTGCAAGTACATGTAATGAGTACCAGTAATGTAAGTAGGCTTATCCTGGTTATAAAACCAAAAGCCTTCTTCACGCCTATTAAACTCCTCGTCAATATACCCATACCATTTTTCTTTAAAAGCATCAGGGTATTTAATCCAATCCGCTTCGCTTTTTATTTTACTTAATTCCCCTGGATACTTAGCGGCTTTCCACTTGTTTATCCCTTTATTAGGTTTGTCTTGCAATAGAGGTAAAGCAATATGCACCCCGCTTATTAAGTATATATCACCTATTTTGCCGGTCTTACTTATAACAACAACATCATGTTCTTTGTCATAACCATACTCCCATTTTGCATAACGATTTTTTTTCTTAATTGCTTGGGGTTTAATATAGTCCTTGACTATACTATATAATTCTTGCTTATAAGCCATTATTTAGATCTCCCCTCTGCAAAGCCTTTAAATGCAGGTTTATCAGAAGTTCCAGTTGCCTTAGCAATCATGTTTTCTTCTTCCTGTATTCTGTTTAGTATTTCAAAAGCATCTAATATACAAAGTTTTTTAGTAGCGGCAGCATTTTTAAGTCTGTCAGCTGATATATCTTCATCTGAGTCAACGATCTTTTCCTCTGCTACCTTTACTAATTCTTTAATTGCTTTGTGCCCAGCGGCTATTATACTCCTCTTCGTTTCTATCGAGTTCATACTTTATAACAATATCATTTGATTTCATACAATACATAATCTGGTCATCTATAATAAATTCCCATTCGCTGTTCGGCGTAAACCCTATTATGTCCCCTGTGTTAATTCCGGAGCTCTTTAAGGAACTATTACCTATTTTTAGTATACCAATAAGATCAGTGGTTTTTTGACTGCTTAAAATGTCTTTATTTTTAACAGGAGCAACAAAGCACCTGTCTCCAAAGGATTTCCATAAGTCTTTCCTTTTATATAAATAAATTTGATCTACTGCACAAAAAAACAAATCGTCTTTTAAAAAGGATCTGCTGTTCTTTTTGATTCCTTTCATATCGTAAAACACCCTAAACACATTATGGTGCACAATAATTAAATCCCCTTTTTTTATTGACGTCGCAAATGCAACAGGAGTTTCAATTACTTCAGCAACGTTATTGACATGCTTAAAGCTTTCTATAGAGCTATTTGTTATAAGGGTACGCTCCCCAACCTTGATCTCGTTATCATATCTTTTGCCTACCGGCTTTATGATAAAGTCATACACGCTCCGCATTAATACTCTAAGTCATATTCAACGGATATTGCCATGTTAGAATTAAATTTCTTCCATGGCATTACCTCGTCTACTTTCTTAATAAATATGTTATAAGAATTATCAGACTTTTCAAATATTATATGAGAAATTTCGTGGCCGCCGTAAACTGTCTGTTTAACAGAGTAGTGCATTGCTTCGTTTTTATAGTCAGCCCCGATACTAATTTTTCTTATAACACTTTCCATAACTTACTCTTTAATTTCCTCGTAAGTTCCGTCAGAAAGATTAATATTAACTGGACCATAATTAGCTTCAATGTCCTTTTTTACCTCCCCCATTTCTTTTTCAAGCATGTTTACCTGAAAAATAGCTTTGGCTTTTTGTACCTCTAATACACCAATGTTAGCTAAATAAGATTGCAACTCCGTTTGCAGCTCTGTTACTTTCTTTAACTCGTCTTTAGTGATTGCCTTTGGAGTTACCTCCATCTTTTTTACTTTACTCATTTTGATTTAATTTAATTGTTAATTATTAATTTTTATTTTTTGACAACGCTTTTGATAGGCGATGCTTCAAACTCTCCCCCTCCTTTAATAGGCGCCACTACAACTGGCTCTTTAGGGTTGACTATAATAGGTCCCTCCGGATCTGTTGGCCCTACAGGACGGGTTCCAACTAGCTGTGATATTATAGCTTTGTCTAATTCTTCCTGATTCTTATACTTGCCCTTCTCAAGAGCCTGTGAAAACTTGTCATAAAACATTTTTTCTTGAAGCTCATCTTTAAACTTATACCCTTTAGGTAAGTTAATTTGAAGTCTCACCGGTGCTGGTGCTGGTGCTGGTGCTGGTGCTACTACAGCGGCTTTCTTTTTTGCTTTAATGGATTTAGATCTAGAACTAGAAGATCTGTCCGCCACTAGTGCTACATTTTTTTCTGCTTGAAATCTAGGTGGGCAAGGGGGTTGTCCGTCTCCTCCGCAGCCTCCGCCCATTATTGAATTATTCGCGGGATTACCTTTAATTCCTGGGGTCATTTTAAATGCCATAATTATTTTTTTTATTAGTTAGTTTTTAATCTTCGTCACCGCTTGTTATGTTAAAGCCGGTATTATTCATAAATGTTCTGTTTTTAAATTTTTTTCCTGCAACATAAGCGCTTGTAGTCCTCCTGCCACCAAGGCCACCTAAGCTATCTTGATCAACAAAGTTTCGAAGATCCTCCGGGCCCATGCGCCTAGTTACATTTATATATCTTTCTCTTCCATCCAGCTGCGGAGTGTTTGTGCTTGTCCTATTCGCATTTCCTGAGTAAAAACCAGTTGCAGCATTTCTGCTTGAGAGAGTTGTGGTTGGCCTGGCGGAATTTGAAATTTCTCCTAGTATATCCCCAGTTAAAACATTTTGGGCTTCCTTTATTAAGGGCAAGCCAGTGTCCCCTCCCCCTGTAACTCGGGTCATGTAATTTTGTCTCCCACTTCCAGTAGCAGTTGACGTGCCAGGTATCATAGGGTTAGTGTTTTGGCGATTTACCGAGTTTGCTACCTGAGTTCGAGCTTCAGAGTTTGAGTAATATTGAGGTTTCATATTATCCATAGAAATATTACCATTTCCTTGTGTTATAACAGTCGGCTTGCCTCCTAGGGAGTTTTGAAACGTATCCTCAATAACATCATACGTCTTTCCATCTGTGCTGTTTTTTGTGACAGTTGCGGTTGTTTGCGTTATATTAGGGTTGTTTGGAAGATAACTTGTATCAAGAAGATCCCCTTTTCCTGCTATTATTTGTCTTCTTAGCATATTCGATCTTTCCTCGTTAGAAAGCTCTGTTGCTGCAGGCTTAGTTCTTTTAACAATCCCCAGATCTACTGTAGGTAGCTCATTGGTAACTCCGCTACCAAAAGTTTCATCGGAATCAGATGCAACGACTCCATTTGGTTCTGGGTCAGTTTCTGGGTCAGTGCCTCCATTAGTAAGGGCGGATATGTTTGCGTTTGTTAAATTGTTTCTGCCAAAATTTTGTTTATAAGCCATGATTTTTTTTTAATATAATCGTTTTATTCCGTAAACTCCGGTAATATCACCGGTGTATTTACTAGAAATTGAATCTTTGTTTATTAATGTGTACTCTATTGTAACACGGTATCCATTATCTGGATTATATAATTCCGTGATAAATTTGTTTTTTTCTTTTACAACAACTTTTTCTGTTATAACGTTATATTCCTTAAAAGAAGTGTTGTAGCATTGTAAAACCGAATATTCGGAAGCTAAAATTGTTTTTAAGTAATCCGTTCCTTCGCTTTGCCAGATTCCGTTAAACTGTTCTTGTGCTTTTGCTGTAAACGATGTTAGTGTAATAAATAATGCAATAATTAGATTTTTCATAGTATTAGATTTAATTGTTATTATATTTATTATATAATTACACGAAATCTGGTAAAACTACTTCATTTATCTTTATTATTCATTATCTTGCGCCCTTTTTCCCAAGATCTACCCACAAAATATGCGCCGTAAACGGTAACTAGCAAGGTTTGAAAAATAGGTATGTACTCTGTTGCTATTTTAAATTCACCAATGTTCCCATCCGCAAATGCTAATAATGAAAATACAAATGTTAGGTATATTAATACCATTGGCCGAATATTTTTAGAAAGAAAGCTATCCGAACTCATGTCCGACTTCCATCTTGCTGTAACTTCCACTTGCGCGTTAGCCTCTGCTTTTTCAAGAATAACCTGCAATTGTTTTTTAATTTCAAGTTTTTCTTCCTTTGTGGTAGTCAAGCTGTCGATTACCTTACCTACTTCTTTTATAAGTCCTCCAGTCAACCATGAAATTATTTTGCTCATATTCTTTAGTTTAATAAAAACCCCGCAAATTTTACTCCGCAGGGTTATTAAAAATAATTATGCTATTGCTATTGCACTTACAGTAATACCTACTGGTAGTTGTACTCTAGCTTTAACCCCGCCTGGGTTAGCCGTTAATGCTGCGTTAACTGCATCTCTTACTGAAGGAGCTGTGCCTGTAGTTAAGTGAGTAATTGTTGCTGCTTTGCTGTCGTAGTAAACTACAGTTGACGTTGCTGTTGCTGCTCTTACGCCGATAATTCCTTCTACTCCTAATAATACGTCCCCACCTGCTAATCCAGCACCTGTAGACTTAATTGCGATAAATTTTGCCATTTTGTTTTTGTTTTTGTTTATGTTAATGTTTATGTTTGGCTTAGGTTTATACAGTCCTATTCTGTTATTTATTTTTGTTTAGTATTTCTTTTTTCTGGCAGCGGTAGCGGCTTTAGTGCCTGCTCTGCCTACAGATTTACCTGCTGTACTTGCGGCGGCTGTCTTGCCTGGATTTTTATTTCCCATGCCTTTTTTTCTGGCTTTTTCTTTAACTGCTGCCGCTGCCTCTAGCTTAGCTTTTTTTGCTGCTGCTACTCTTTTACCGGATTCGGTTTTTCCAAGTTTGTTTACTTGCTTTGTTTTCTTTACATATTTTTTGAACTTTCTTGCTTCTTTTCTACTACCGCTTTTTGCGTTTACAACGTCCTTTCCAGCTTCTGCTTGCTTGGTTTCTTTGCGGGCTATCTTACGCTCAGTTCTAGCATCTACTCTTTTTTCCTTCTTATCTTCTCTTTCTACTTTTTTTACAGAGCGTTTTTTTAATCTTTCTGCTCTTTTAGGATTTCTTTTTTTTACCTCTTCTGCTTTTTTCGCTAATGCCGCTGCTTTTTTGTTTTTTGGTACAACTTTTACTCCCATTTTATCTTTTTTTAGTTTTTTTAACTGGAACACAATTATTAACGGTTTTTCCGCCTTTCTTTTTTGTTCCTTGCTTTATATATCCTCTCCAACAAGGAGTTGTTTTCTTTTTAGCTTTCATCTTCTTCCTGGATTAGTTATTCTAAATACGGGCTTTGCATCCCACCCGTTTCTACCTTTAGATCCTTTAGTTCCTATCTGAGGCGTTTTCATGTATTTACTAAGACACCCGCAATTTGGTTTGTTTCTTTTCATATTAGCAATTCCATTTTCTTCTTGCAGCTAATCCTCTTTCCGATTTCCAGCTTTTAGATCTTGCGCAAAATGCTTTACGTCTTTTAGCTGCTTTACTGCCTTTTTTAAGTTTTGACGGTGGTGTTGTAACAGCAGTTTTTAACTTACTGCCGGGATTATCTTTACGGTACTTTGCAACTCCTTTAGCGGTCATTCCTCCACCTGCTTTTTTGCCTGTTCCACCTTTTTTGTTTACTTTCGCATAATTACCTTCTGATTTTTTACGCGACGGAGCTTTGCCTTTTTTCTTAGGCGCCGCTTTTTTCTTTTTTGCTACAGCCATTACTTTTTAGGTTTAGTATGAGTATAACCTTGCTTTTTTAAAGCATTATGCTGGGCCATTGTTTTAGCTACTTTTGTAGTTTTGCCTTTGTACATGTTATGTACTTTAAATGCTTTTGCCATAATTTATTCTTTAGTGTTATCTTTGTAGGTTATAGTAACTTGACCTCCATTTACTAAAACATCTGCTATTGGTGGGTAAATTCTTTTATACGCGTCAGTTGAAGAACCTATAAATCCCCTTTTTGTAACATTTTGTGTTTGTGAATCTCCTACTAAAAGACAGCCAGCGGAGTCGTCGTCGTCATTTCCTATATGGATTAGTATGTATTCAAATCCAGGGACATCTCTAACCCAAAGCATTCCTTTATTGAACTCTTCACCAAATTTATCATTATATTTTTGGTTAAGCCCACCTACTGTACGAAGAGTTACATTGTACTCTCCTGCAGGTATTCTAGTTTCACCTGGTATTTTTACTTCACGAAACTCATCCTCTAAAGTAAAACATAAGAATTTACGTTCACAGGTAGTATCAAATAAAACCCCTAATGTGGAATCACTATCCGAGCTAAATCTCAAAACTTCTAATTTCATATCAAGCATAATTTATACAGCTCTATCTTATAAAAATTCTGTGTAACTTTGAAAGTATTGTCCTTTTTTAGCGCATTGGGTTATAGGCTTATATTCGTAAGGCGTAGGAAATTTTAGCACTTTCATTCCGTTGGGCCCCCTAGAGCTCCCTGCTACGTGAGGTCTTCCTTCTTGGCTTAAAGGCCCTCCCCATAACGCTGCCTCCCCTTGAGGAGAAGCTTGATTATGTGGATGTTCGTGTGCATGCAATTTCATAGGCTGATGTGCTCCTTCTTTTGTGTTGTTCATGGTTTTATATTTTAATGTTTTTTTAAACTAATCCTTGCATTGACTGTTGGCGCATAAACGCATTTCCTTGTATTTGGCCCACAGCATCTTGCTGGGGCGCGCGTGCTGCGTTATTGTAAGGATCCGGTGTAGCCGCTGCTGCTGCTGCCATTGTGCCTAGATCTCCAGAAGGTGTTTCAGCCGCTAGTTCAGGTGCTGCTGTTGCTGCTGTTGCTGCTGGCGCTACTGCAAATCCTCCTGCCCCTAGCCCAGTGCCCGCTAATTTTGATGCTGCAAAGCCTCCTGCTTGATTATCCGCTGTTACGCTAGCAACTCCGCTTCTATTTCCGCCTCCTATTAGGCTTCTTTTTTTAGCCTCTTGCTGTGCTCTAATCATATCAAAACCCCTCTGCATTTGGTCTTGCATCCCGGGTATCTGTCCAAACATGTTTATCATAATTATCTTGTTTTATCTTTATTAATTTTATCGAATGCAGCGGAATACACTTTCGCACTGTATGTATCTTTTTTCATTAAGGGGTTGCGTCTAGTTGAAGTAGGTATATCCTCTTCTCCTAACATTATACGATACATCTGCTGTATCAAGCATTTGCATCTAAAGCTAATCTTATATATACTATAGCTTTTGTCAGATCCGTTATAGCCTCGCCATTTAACGATCCAGCCTTCTTTAAGTAGCCTGTTCCATCTTCTGTTGTCCCAAGAGTATGTAAGGCTGCCGTCTTCAAAATCACGCTTCCTAAATTGATCTAAACAATCAAAGTAGATAAGTAGCTCTAGATCCGCATCGGTAATACCATTTGTTTTAGTGGCCCATCTGCGTATCACCCTATAATGCTTTAACAGTCCGAGTTCTTTTAAATCACCTCCTGTTAACTTTCTCATAAAACAAAAACTACATCCCCGGTTTTTATAACATGAAATGTTTCTCTATCTATTTCTATCTTATGTCCCGCGTGTCTGTCGTAGTATACTACATCATTTTTTTTGATGCCGTCACATTCGCTACCTGTTGATATCACCGTAGCTTCTACGTAACGTATATCCTCTCTATGACTTTCAGCTAAAAGCAAACCACCTTTAGTTTCGGTTATACCTTCTTTTAACTTTTTTATTATTATGTTTCTACCTATAGCTTTCATATTATCCTCTTACGTTAGACATAACACAGTTAGTTGACAAGATAGTCGAAGCAACCGAAGCCGCATTTTTTAAAGCTGATTTTGTTACCAGCACAGGATCTATAATTCCCGCCGTAAACATATTAACTACTTTATCAGTTTCTACGTTTACTCCGTAATTCTTTTTACCGATGTCCTTATATTTAAGTCCCGCGTTTTTCATTATTATTTTGCAAGGATAGTACAACGCTTTTAGAACTATCTCCTCTTCAGGATTTTTAGCTTTTATACTTGTAGCCGCATTAATAAGGGCTACGCCACCTCCGGCAACCACACCCTCTTTGATAGCAGCCTTTGTCGCACATATTGCATCCTCTACTCTGTCTTTCTTTTCGTTTAGTTCTACCTCAGAGTTACCACCTACTTTTACTATAGCTAGTTTAGCTGCAAGCATTGCTAAGCGTTTTTCAAGCTTAATAACTTTTCCTGCGTGAGATTCAGTAAGCAACTGCTTTTTAATGTTACTAATGATTGCTTGCACTTCTTCTGACTGTTCTTCGTCTATCTGGAACACTGTGTCTCTGAATGTAGACACTGCTTTTACGCAAGTACCTAAACAGGACAAATCCATTAAGTCTAAATCATCCCCTAGGTTTTCACTTATAACCGTTGCTCCGGTTAGTAGAGCTAAGTCATCAAATATTTCTTTTCTGTTTACACCGTGCGTAGGCGCCGGAACTATATTTACTTTTATAGACCCTTTGTTTTTATTCATTGCTAAGGCAGCTGCTACTTTAGAATCAACATCCCCTACAATTAGCAAAGACAAATTGTTCTTAATTACATGTTCTAATATAGTTTGTATCTGTCTTATAGTATCTACTGCCGAATCAACAAGCAGTATTTTAGGGTTAATTAGCTCCGCTGTATTAGCTGCAGGGTTAGTTACAAAATGGTTATTAGTAAAACCTTTTTCGTATTGAACACCCTCTACTACCTCTATACTTGTCTCTCCGTCGTTTGATGTTTCCATCATAACAACCCCTGTGAGATCTACTGCGCGGTAAGCATCCGCAATAAGCTTGCCTAGCTCTTCGTCATTGTTTGTGGATATAGTAGCTACCTCATCAATCATACTGCCATTAACAGGTCTAGCTTGTTTATCTAGATTCTTCATAGCTTTATCAACCACCTTGCTGATAGCCTCGCGCTTCTCTCTACTAGTAAACTTATCTTTTGACTTGTCAAACTCTTTTAAAATTGCATGAGCTAACACTGTGGAGGTTGTAGTTCCATCTCCTGCTTCCGCAACCGTTCTTCTTGCAGCTTGCTTAACTAGCGAAGCCCCCATGTTTTCCACAGGATCCAATAAAACGCTTAGTTCCGCCACTGTAACCCCATCTTTTGTTATTAAAGGTATACCATGTGCGTCTTCAAAAATAACGCATTCTCCTCCCCCTCCTAGTGTAGAAGCAACCGCTTCTGTTAGGATCTCGATGCCCTTAAATACTTTTTTCCTACCTTCGTCCCCGAAGCTAAACTCTTTTACTATTTGATTCATTTAATTAGATTTTATTATATAATTACCCGTAATTTTAAAAAGCTACAAATAATTTTTATTTACCCTTGTGATATCTTTAATATTCCGGCATCATCCCATACAACCCCTTTTGAAACTGGATCTGCCGTTGGTAGATTTTGAAAAACAACTCTTCCCCCGGTAACTTTTAAATATGTAGATCTCATATTAGAATAATATTCATCTTCCACAAGAAGTGCATATTTTCTGAAGGTGTCTCCTGTATTGCCTGTAAAAGTATATGTCACACCATCACTATATTGATTCCCTCCATTAACTATTTTAGCGTATGCTGTATCTTTTCCAGCAAAAACTATTTTAGGGATTGGTCCTGCCATATTAGAAGATGTATCTGTAGTGTCTACAAACCAAACGCATACTGTGCTTGGTAAATTTGGCGGACCAGTATACGGAGAATCTCTATCCACTAGCTGTATAAGAGATGTTCCATTACCCGGGTTTGCCTCTGCGTTATTTACTCTAACGGCTAAGTCAATTTGATGTGATGCAAGCATCCAATTATCGTAACTCATAGTTAGCTGTGGGTCATTTAATGTTGAATACCCTAGTCTAGTAAAAATGTCTTTTACACTTTCTTCATACATCACCTTTACATCGTCAGTAAGACTAAGCCCTTGAGAAATATCATACCCAGGATCTAAAGATGGTGTCCATTGCTTACTATATTCAGTCCAATTTAAGGTACTGGACGCTTGCCTATCGTAAACAACTAGTGAGGTTGTTCTTGTATCATTAAAATTAGGCGATCCTGGTGTTTTATTAGTTACCCTAATCCTATATGACTGATTTACCGCCGGAGAAATAGAGGTACTACCTGATTGTTCTCCAACTAACGCTAATGTACCACTTGCCGAGGGCCATTGCAAATCAATGTTGCTGGATACTGCCGTGTTAGGGGTTATTGAAGTTTCGTTACCCGAAGCGTTATTAAAAATTAATTGATTAGGTAGCACATCAGTGTATGATCCGTCGTCTATAAATGTAGTTTTAAATCTCTTCCCACTTAGAAGACTGGTAAAAGAAGTGGAGGTCGCAGTTATTTGGCCAGTACCCCACGTCCATAAAACGTCCGATGGACTTGCTTGGTATGTATTTCCTGTAGATACCACTCTTTGTAATGTAGCCCCATCATTTACAAATGTTTGTAAATTTACTGCGGTTATATTTTTTAACGGCTTATTTACATCCGATATATCGGTAACAGGGAACAAATCCCCCGAAGCTACCGTAGAAATAGTTGGATAACTTATTAATCTAGCCATAATTTTTATTTTTTCTTTTTATATTTGCGTTTTGGTACCTTGTATTTCTTTCTACCCTCTTTTTTAGTACCTTTACCATCATTCGCGCGGTTTCTAGCAATACTTTCCCATCTTCCGTCCTTGTGATCCCAGTCTTTACCTTTAACATTGACACCTCTCTTCTTTGCCTTGCGCCTTTCTCTCTGAGCATGGGCTTTTTTAGCTCTTCTTGCCGGCGTCTTAGCAAAAGCTAGGTCCCGGGCAGCTTTACGCTTCTTCGCCGCAGGCGATAATTTTTGTTTTGAGGCCATTTTAATAAAATTTAGTACTATGACTAATATAATTACCCAGTTTTACAAAAAGCTACGCCCGAAAAAAAACTTTGTTGCATAATTATAGGTATAGGGCTATATAGTAAAAACAAAAATCAAATTTAAAAAGAAAACGAAATTCAAAAACCCCACTCCCCTTTTAATTTTATGGATTACAAAATAAAGTTTACCTTAATCGTTGGGTTTACAGCCATAGTTTAGGCATCTAGGCCTATACTTATTCGATGAGAAGAGGTATACATTCACAACCGCGGCAGCGCGAGCGCAGCGAGTGTATAGCATAGGAAAAACGACGTGTATTAGATAATATAAGTGAATAAAGAAATTAATAATAACTTAAAAATAAATATCAAATGGAAAATCCAAATCAAATCCTTCAACACATTATTACACCATCACCTGAA